GCATCATCATGAATTTGTCCATGCTGTTCTCCTTGATTAAGTGATTTCGCGGCCAGATGCGCGGATGGTCAGTGATGTGGCTGCGCTAGCAACTGTGGAAATAAAGCTGCCAGACTCCAGTGCTTGGCCAACCAACTCTGGGCAGGTGTAGGTCTCATCGGGTGCAATGGCGCGGGTGTCCATGATCAAGTTTGACGCTCCAGCACTGCCTCCACTGGTCACCAAGTTGACGCTGATGGTCACGTTGCCTGCGCTAGTGTTGGTGATCGTGAACTTGTCAATGATCGCCTTGCAGTTGACTGCGGTGTACTGTGTAGTCTGCGTTGCTTCTGCTTGTTTTGGTGGGATCAGCACCTTGATGGATACGGTCATGGCTCAATCCTTTCTTGATTGGACAGCATTGTTTTAAAAGATTCAATTGTTTCTGGTGTGTGCACTGCTGCACAGACCGCTTTGACTTTTTCAGTTTCACCAGAATAATCTTCTCCTGGTCTGATCATGTGCCTGTGATAAGTCTTTGCGATTTCCACACCGTTGTCGATGATCTTAGTCGTTGTACGCACTTGTACAAAACTGTATTCACCTACAATTTCAATTTGGTCTACTGCGATTTGCTTTTCAATCATTTTTATCCTTAAACAATAAAACTGGCGCAGACCGTTACAGAAGCTCCACTTCCAAGTGGATAAACTCCATCATATCTAGTGATATTTATTACGCCACCGCTAGTCGCTCTAGCGCATAACATAAGACCGGATGATGTGTTGTATCCAGCACCGATATATCCGTTGCCACCTAATGTTGATGATGCTCCAATAAAAGGCAAATTGGCCAAATAAATATAACTAGCACCAGTGCCATTGTTTACAACTTCAACTGAAGCCCATAGAGTAACCTGACTTCCAATTTTTCTGTAAATGCCTTGCAATGTTCCCAAAGTTGTAATTGATCCGCTTCCTGGAAACACTGTTGGTGTCCATGTTCCTTCTTCATAGTCATCCAACGTGTTTGCATCAGTTGATGCAGACTGTGTTGCTGGAAAACTGATACCGGCACCAGATGCTGAGGCGGTCGCTCCACCCACACCAATCGTGCTAGCAAATGTTGGTTGCGTTGCAAACACCAACGAGCCACTTCCTGTTTCGTCAGTCATGGCCGCAGCGAGGTTGGCCGATGATGGTGTTGCCGCCCATGTGCCCACAGCGGCCACAGCAAAGCTGATCGTGCCACTGCTGGTGATCGTGCCACCTGTCAGGCCTGTGCCTGTGGCCACGCTGGTCACTGTGCCTTGAGGATTGGCCGCAGTCGTAATACTTGTGACGCGCCCGTAGGTGTCAATTGTTACGACTGGAATCAGTGTTGATGATCCAGTTGTGCCAGGCGTTGCAACACCGCTTGCTAAATCAATGACTGGCGTTGTCCCACCGGTTGAAGTAATGCGTCCACTTGTGCCGCTAACTGATGTAACCGTACCGCCAGAACCTGTGGCGCTCAAAGTACCAGCCGCAAAACTGACACCAGAACCAATTGTGACGTTGCTAAAACCACCCGAGCCATTGCCGTACAGAATAGAAGTTCCGCTAGTTGCTGGTGCATAGTCTGTGCCCGATGTGGCAGCAGAAATTGCTGTTCCATTGCCTTTGATCAAACCAGTGATTGTGGTAGACATCGTGATGGCCGGTGTCGTTGTGGCAGTCGCCACCGTACCAGCAAAGCCATTGGCAGACACAACAGAGACGCTAGTGACCGTTCCAGTGCCATAGGGCAGCGCTGGAATGTCAGCGGCCACCAAAGCCCTGAATGTAGGAACACCTGATGAGCCATTGGGCGCAGCCAGTACATAGTTGGCTGTTTTGGCAGCGTAAGGATTCTGAGTGTCACCATATCCTGATGCCAAACTGATGGCAGGCGTTGTGCCGCCAGAAGATACGACAGGCGATGTTCCTGTGACTGATGTGACTGTGCCACCTGTTCCAGTGGCCGATAGCGTACCAGCAGCAAAGCTGACACCAGTGCCAATGGTCACATTGCTGAATCCACCACTTCCATTGCCATACAAGATGGATGATCCACTTGTCAGAGCAGGAATATCTGCCACTACCAAAGCCCTGAATGAAGGAGCCGCTGCCGCGCCAGACGTAGGACCAGAAAAGACTTGATTGGCTGGCGCTGTGGTCACACCAATTCCACCAGAAGCAACAGGCAAAGGTGCATCAAGGCCAGAGATTAAACCTCCGGTGATGTTCACATTGTCAGAGTTTTGAGATGCAATCGTGCCAAGTTCTTGCCTTGGTGCCAATGCCAGCAATTCAAGCGCTTGCGCCAGTCCTGGTATAGCGTCCAAGGCTTGTTGCACTTTGGCATTGAGTACAGCGTCCTCGACTGCGGTGTCCTGTGCCAATGCACTGAGCTGTGCAAGTGCCTCATTTGCTGTGGCTGCTGCTGTGTCTGCTTGGTACTCAAAGTCTGTGCCAACAATCACCTGAAGTTGGTCCACAGCAGAAAACAGCAACTCAAACTGTCTGATCTGCTGTTGGTCATTCAAAAAACTTGCGAGCTGATCTCGCGTCAGGTTTAATCTGCGGGATGTAGGTGCGGTTGCCATTAGTACACCAATGCCTCGATCTGGGCTTCAAGTCGAACGAACGAAACATGGGCATCGCTATCGCCACGGAATCGCTGGATGCGCCAGTTGCGCATGTGGCCTTGTTGAAACCATGCCAAACGCTTGGCTGTGTTTCCTGTCGTGCCTACGCTGATGCTTCTGTCTTGGCTCCAAGATTTTCCATCCACGCTGTAGCTAGTGCTGATCTGTGGATTTTTTCCCAATGCCACGCTGCCTGTCAGACTGACTAGCTCCAGCTCATTGAAAATCGCACCATTGCTCTCGTTGTAGACGATCAGTGTGCCAAATTCCCAGCGCACTTGCTGACCCCAATGGTGGCCAGTGTCTTGCACTAGGTAGCCAATCGCACTGGACTGTGGATCGCCCACCAGCCACTTGTCGTAAATCCAAACCATATTGCGTGCGCGATACTGTTCAAAGCCAACAATGGTGGTGGCCAGTGTGAACCAGACTGCCTCGCCTAATGCCTCGGATGCTGATGCATCATAGACAATAGTACGGTCCGGCAAGTGCACATAAAGGTGTAGATGGTTTTTGTCGTTGCGTGCTTCTAGTTGCACACGCACCAGCTGCGCTTCTGTGTATTGCAGAAGCAGATTGTCAATTTCCTGAGTGCTGAGTTTCTGAGTGGTCGCTGCTGCACCAATATAGATGGATGGCGCTTCGTTTCTTCCACCACCCAAGAATGCAATGCGGTCAAGAAATATGCAACATGCGTGCGTTCCAAGAACACCTTTTTGGACTTGTGCGCCATCGATGCGTGCGAATGGAAACAGCTCGCCACCTACGTTGTCGAACACCTCGATGGTGTTGCTGTTTAACGCATAGACCTCGTTGCGCAGCTTGATGAGTGCCACCACTGGGTCTGGGTCAACTTCTGAGCTGCCATACTTTAATGGATTAACGGCCAGTGGATTGGACAGCTCGGTCACGACCAAATTTGCACCATCAGTCGTCATGAAGTAGCCATCGACCCAGCAGAAGTCAAGCACCACACCAAGGTCTGGGTCGGTGTTCTGCGTGAGGGTGTATGCCGCTGGGTCCCAAAAATACAGTCGACCACCGGATGCAATGCCTAGCAGATCGAAGCTGTAGTCCATTGTTACCAGATCAGTTGTTGGTCCACCAACATCGCCAAGAATTGTCACTGTGCCATTGCTGGCCACAGACACCAGCTTGGTGCCCATGACTCGGTAGCAGACACCGTTCCAGTTGATGCCGCCACGGTCAGTGCCTGGGCCTGTTCCATTGGCCACGATGCCATCGCCTGGTCGCAGGAATCCATTGCTGATGCCAGACTTCTTTGGCACTGGCATCATGTTGACTGGATAGCTGGTGCGCAGCTCTGGCGTGTTGTCAGTGTAGATGCCGTTGAGGATTGGGATTTGCATGGCTTACCACTTGACCTTATTGGCCCAATATGCTGCGCTCATTTTGCCTTTGGCAATGTTCTCAGCATGTCTGGCCTTGAATGATTCTCGACGAGTCTCAGATGCCTTTGACTCGCCTTCCTTCTTTGGAGACCCAGACACGCCCTGCTGACCGAAGCGAATGGTTTTCACTTGGTCACCAGCCTTGGCCACAACAACGTGGCTTTTGGTCGGGTGCGATGGGGTGCGCTTTGGCTTGTTGTAGCCTTCCACACCAGCGCGAGCAAGGCGAGTGTCTTTGGTGGCCATTAGATGCCGCCTTCTCCTGTGGCCACATTAAGTGTGGTGCCAGAAGCAGAGATGTGCGTCAGGACTGTGTCTTCTGTTGACTTGCGAATAATGATTTCGCTGTTTGCACGAACTGGGATGTCTGCTGTTGTTGCAGCGCCACCGCCAATGCGCACGTAGCAGATGTTGGCACCGCTGTTGACCAATCGAACAGCTTTGTCCTGTTGGTTAATGGCAATGGTGGCAGATGATGCCGCAGGTGTAACTACTTGGTTTGATCCAAGGCGTGGGCTAAATTGATTGACTACTGACATGGTGTTCTCCTTGAATTAAAAGATGGCTTGCAAGCTGTAGTATTCCAACTGAACCAACTCATTTGCAGTTGTCGGTTGAGCAGTGATTGCAAATGTCTGGTCTACATTGGTGTTAACACTTAGTGTCAAGACAGTACCTGTTGATGCTCCGTGGCCAGTTGCGCCAACTGCACTTGAGACAATTTGCGAG